TTAAACGTATCTATAATGCAACGATAAAATTCAGTACTGAAAACTTCGAAAGTTTAATTTCTAACAATTATGTTCAAGATTTAACAGGAAATCCACTAAAAATTATTACCTTTGCATATATCAACGAATCTAAGACCGCAGAAATAACCTATACTGAGGAATCAAACGAAGCGTTTAACGTTAAAACCGTACTAATCAATGCATAAAGATATAGATATTTCAGGCGCACTAAAGGAATTAGGCAGTGCTAACTCTCTGTTGAATTTTCTAGTTACGGATGACGTTTTAGCACAGATGACAGACGAACAAGTTGACCAAATCAAAGAAGCTTTGGATGTTTCAGACCCTGATAAGCTAAAGAAAAAAGCTTTAGAACTAACCAAACGATTTAAGTAATGCCAGTTTTAGTTAATAACGAAACATACAACGGATTGGGTTCACTTTACGCTAACGCTGGTGATTGGGTTGACTGTACATTCAACTTTAGTACTAGGTATTATGTCAATTCTACTACACAAGACATATACACATACACCTCTACAGGGACTCAGCATTATATATCCTCTTCTATTACTAATTTTGGAGATAATGGGTTTTTAGCTGGCGACTCTGTTACTTTAGCTTATTACTCTATAGCTGGCGGTGTGTATCAGTCATATACAAGAAACATAACTTTTGTTAATGGTAATGTTTTATTTATAGACACTCCTTTACCAGGTGGTGCTTTAACTCAGCAATTCCCAGAAGACGGTGTAACTTATGGTTTAAGTATTCAGGCGATTAAAAATCCAGCAGCAATAGAGACATACATAAATCTAACGCCAAACGGCACGGTATCACCAAACTCTGTTTTAGATGGTTCTGTTAATCGTTTTGAAATACAGGACTTGTCAGGATTAACGATTGGTAATAGTATATCTCTGAATCAATTAGGCGACTTATCAGGTGGCTTAATTAAAGATGCTACGTTAACTTATGTTGCAAACGCTTCTGACGGTTGGCGTGATTGGTCTATATCTTACAAGATTTGGCAATGGGGCGTTTTACAGGATGGCTATTCAGAACCTAACTACTACCAAAACACTGACTGCTTAGCTCCATACGTAAACATGAGGGCTTATTCTCAATATGGAAACCCTAACGGAGTAATGGAAGCTAGTTCTTCTAATTTAGAAGCTAATACTGGTGGTTTTGATGAGAATTATAATGGAGGTATTAATAACTACACTTTTCAGTCGATTCAATGGCAGGATTCACTAGGTAATACGATAGACGCTTTAGATTATTCTGGAGAGTGTACATTTACAGCTACGATAACAGCACCTAACCAAGACACGGTAAATAGTATATACAATATTGGTGCAGTATTTAGACCTGTAGACGATAGCATCTACAGTGATTTAACAACTAATGCAGGGCAAAACTTAATAGTTAATGCGCCTGAAGTTGATTTTGTACACTCTTTAACACCTGATACAACGGTTTATTCAAGTTACCAGAATGTTGATGGAGCAGGTTTTGACTTTACAGATTTACAATTCACTAACAGCGCAGGAACTTTAACAGTTACTGGTAAGGTTATACCAAATACAGACTATACTGATTATTTTACTAATCTAGCGAACGGAGAGCGTAAGATTACTATTTGGGTAGGGTTGTCAAATTATAACTTCACAGGACAATTTTCTGATAGGGTAAATCTAAAGATATTTGATGCTGATAATTATGACGCACCTACTTTAGGGGTTCAGATTCCTGATGTTGTTAACGAATACTTATACGACCATGGAGGGATAGATATAACGGGAAATGCTTTACCTCAAACAACTACTGAAGATGATGTACTTTATAAAAGTGATTTTCTATTAGTGGAAGGTTTAGAGTATGAAGGTATAAGAACTAGAATCTACGCTTACAATACAGTTAACGAAGATGAGTTTACATTAGAAGATAATTTCTTTAGTTTTAGTAATGTTCCTTTTGTTAATAATCAGTACAATACTAATCAAACTGTAAACAGAAACTTTAACTTACCTACATCTACAGACCGCAATGTTTTAGAACTTGTACGTAAAGCCAATTTAGATGTAGCAGGGAAATATGGCTACCAATTAAGATACGGTTTCCTAAACGATTGGAGGTATTGGATGCCTGACAATAATATTAACAACGACTTTTACGACCCTACACAGCCAAACGACGGTAAAAATAAAAACTGGCAAGTATTTAGTGCTGCTACTGATTGGGAGTTAAGGATAGCTTACTATACCAGACTTAACGGTGTAGATGATTTTAACATATACCCTTTTGGTATTAGACCTTATGAAGATGATTTAAACGTCTCTACAGTAGAAACTTTTACAGTAACGTATAGCGGTCAGTTTGCAACTAGTTTACTTAATAATGAATTACACACTTATGAAGCTGTTTTAACATGGAATCAAAACTATGTAAATCCTTGGGCAGAGGTTACTATTGAAGATTACGAAAGCGGTAACAGGTGGGTTATAAGCTCAGTACTAGACCAAGGTAATATAAGCTCTAACCCTTTAAAACCTGTAGCAGGTCAAACTAAACTAGACTTGCAAATAGCTTCTAATGTAGCTACTTTAACGTGTTTAATTGATACTAATCAAGTAGATGTATCGAAGGTTTGTATATCAGCTAGAATATTTTCAGAAGAAGTGATAGACGGTAAGAGAATGACAGATAATACTATAAAAGAAATGACAGATGGAACAACTAAAATTGAAGCATAGATGGGACTACAAATAAATCAATATCCAAACACAACAGTATCGTTAGACCCTTTAGCGGTATTTGACGTTGATAATTGGACAGGTGCAGCTTTTCAAAGTGAGCAAGTACCCATGTCAGTAATGGAAGCAGCGTTTAGTAAAAATATTATAAATACAGACCTAACACAAACAGCTAACAGGGTTCAAGACTTTGCAGGCTTTCAACAGTATTGGAAAAATAACAATCAACTAGTAATAGAGAGTGCATCTACTCCAGTTTCAGGAGCTAACATTGAAGTTATAGGTTTCGGAACTACGTCTTCAGATGAAATGTTCGAAGTTAATAATAACTTAGGTAATAGGTGTATGACTGTTTACGGTGACCAATCTATCAACTTGGTTGGACAAACAAAAATAGACGGAAATACTGCTATTGGGGCATCTTCTGTTAATTCTGGAGTTAAGTTGTTAGTTCAGGGTACTAGCAATGCTACTGGTGTTTACTTATCGGGGACTCCAACTACTCAGGGAATGCTTGTAGGTGTAAGCTCTAATTATGGAATTTACGCTTCAAACTCAAAAGCAGGAGGTATAATTGTGAAAACAATAGACGTATCAACTACAGGTACAAATATAGGTAATCAATCAGAAATGAGAGGGGTTGGAACAGGTACTAACATCTGCTTTCAGGCAGACGCAAGAAACGGAGCAACCAACTACGCATTAGACATACTTAACGGAGACATTAGAGTCCCTTCTGGTGGGATAGGATTCTCAGGAACAGGAGCATACACAAATTTTACAATAGAGAAAGGTATAATTATATCAGCATCATAAACAAATAAATTATGTTAATAACAAACGTACAAAAGACGATTAACGTCGGAGGAAACAGAACAGAAGACAGAACACTAGCTTTTGAAGTTGGGTTAAAGAATGAAGGTTACGCAACAGTAAACGGTGAGCAGGTTTTAATGGCTCAATTCCCTGTAAAGATTTACAAGGAATTAACAGCACAAGAGGCGATTGAATTTACAGCAGCAGGAATTGAAACAATGACAAACCCTTTAGACGGGCGTGTATTTATGCAAATTGACCAACGTAACGCACAATACAAGAAATCTACTTTAGATGTAGTTGTAGGCGAAACTTTATATAAAGATTTCGATAATGTTAAGTATAACTTAATGAAGATGGAGATTGACAGAGTGACAAGCCTTTTTGACACTTGGGATTCAGTAGAGCAAATGAAAGTTGGAGATTACTACGGTTTAACAGCAGCAGAACTTGAAAACTACGTAGCGTAATGGATTACAGATACAAAAACTGTGTTGATGTAATTACTTTGCCTTCAGGTTTCGAAGAGGAAGATAGAGGCGTTAAGGGGTGCTGCACTCCGTGTGTGGTACTCGCTTCTGACACTGATAGTGAATCATGGAAAAATGATATTCTAGGTGTTCACGTTAAGTTGTCACAAGTTTCTGATTCTGTAACTTTTATAATGGAAGACTGCGAAGGAACGATATTAACTAATCTAGGAGAAGTTGGGGTTTATCCTAATGATTCTTTGGCTAATGGCTTCATATATGATTGGAAACAAATACTTCAGACGTACGGAATAGGTAAATACAAAGTAAAGGTTGAATACAGTGTGTCTGGTATTACTGGAGGTTTCACGTGGGGTATGTACGAGCTTAAAAATTATTCGATTGAAAACGCAGCAGGGACAGTGCGTATTTGGTCAGAGTTTAACAGCTACTTCCAGCCTTTAAATATTGACTTTACAAATAGTAATCATAAAGACTCAATAAGGTTTAACGGTTTCTTTGGAAATAGAGAACCTAAAACGGACATTGTCAACTTAATTACTAAAGGGCGTAAGGTAGAGAAAGCTACGAGGGAAAACTTAAATACATACACTTTGAGTTCTGACCCTGTTACAATCTGCGTAACTAGAAGAGTGTTAGATTTTCACTTACTTAATGAGGACAAATGCCTAGTTACAGACCATAACAAGTATAACCATAACTACCTATTACTTGATACTCCTGTAGTTTTGGAAGAACCATCAGAAGTTGAATATTTAGATGCAGACAGAAGAGCAAAACTTACTATTAAATTCGGTGACAGAATTAAAAACCAAAAATCATTTTATAACGACTAATGGCTATACAATTTAAAATTTCTGGTAACTTTTTTAACGTTAAAGACTTAACTACAAGTGAAGTTTTTATAAATGACACATTAGATAGTTTGAAGTATTACAGGTCTACTGATGATGTTTTTTCATTCTTTCCTAAAGGAGTCTCGGTTAATACTATAAAATATAGAAACTTAACAAAAGTTGGTATTAGGAATGAATATCCATTTGTAGATATTGTAGATGAAAGGACAGGAATAGCTTTTAACGATGCTGACACTTTGGATTTATATTTATCGGAGAACTTAGGCTCTTTTTATCAAAGAATAACTCATCCAACACTACAAAATCAAGTAGTTGTTAATCAATCTAATTTTGCTGAAACTTTAGGGGGTACAATAGACTCTACAAAGGATTATTTTTTAGATGGTGTTATTGATATGGGGACTACACAGATAACCGTACCTACTACTGGTATAACTTTAAGAGGTTACAGTTTTGATTTAAGCGGTTTAATTTCTAGCGAAGATAATTATACTATGTTTATTAGTGAATCTGTTGCTATCGGTTCGGGCAATGTATTAGGTTTTGATTATTATGTAAGCGTCACAGGTTCTAACTCTAAAGTTTACGAGTTATACGACGCTACGGGATTTAACGCTTTTGAATTTCAAAGAGTTAATTATATTAATTGTACTTCTTTAGGTGATATTTACGAATATAGGCAAGGTTTGGAAACTGGAACGGGTAGATTTGGCGGTTCACCATCATTAACGCTGCATGGTATATGGTTAGGCGGCTACAGAATAACTACAAGCATTGTCAGAAATATGGATAACGCAACAACAGAGCCACTTTTTAAAGAAGGCACTTTGTTTGAAATGAGAAGTAGATTCTTAACCGATATAAATTGCGACCTGGGGACGTTACAACCTTTATTAGATTTCCAAGCTTTAAATTTTCCTAATTCAAGCACACTACAATTAAAGGGTTGTGAAATAACTAGAGCTGGTGTTTACAAGGCAAACGACGCAAATATCACTCCTAATATAGACAAAAAAGAAGAACCTTGTTATTGGAAAGGAAACAACGGACTGCCTAATACATTTGTTGGCGGTACTACAAGTGTAAGTAGTGAGGAATTAACAGTGATTTCTTCTGGTTCTACATATTACACATTAGAGGGGGTTTTTACAGGTAGTGGTTTAGAGCATTTCGAAGCTAGTGCTGATGGTAAACTTACCCACTTAGGGGTTAACCCTAGAGAGTTTGAAATAACAGCGTCTTTAGTATTGGAAAGTACTCAAAACAATGATTTATCTGTAAGGTTTGTAAAGTGGGATAATTCCCTAAGCACATTTACAAATTTAGATTACACAGAACAAACTAGACAGGTTAACAATTTACAAGGCGGAAGAGATGTTGCGAATTTCACCATTATTAACGGTGTTGTAATGGACAAAGACGATTATATATATATAGAAGTAAAAAATAATAGCGGAAATAATAATGTAACTGCTGAGTCAAGTAGCTTCTTTAAAGTAAAAGAGAGATAAAAGAAATGGGAATAATTTTATTTATAATAGCAGTAGTTTTAGTAGCAATATTAACGGCTTTAAGTTTTGTATTTACACCAATATACTACTTAGTAACTTTCAAGTGGAAAGCAGGTATAAAAGAGTTTGACAGATGGTTTTACAAGATGGCTTTAAGTCTCGACCAATTCGGGGCTTTAGCTTGTTCTAAGCTTTTAAAAGTAACACTTACTAAGGGTGAAAACGCTCACCCTTTTACAGATGAAGACGACACAGCAAGCTATGTAATAGGCAGAAACAAGTATAGAGGCACTTTAACGAGGCTTGGTAGATGGATTGACTATATTTTAAACATACTAGACAAAGAACACACAGACAAGGCTATAAAAATGAAAATGAAAAGCGACTTAAAGGCTTATTCAAGACTAAAGAGAAATCAGTATTACAAATAAATAACAAACAAATAAATGGCTAAAGATTTTAAAATTGAAGGAGCAGCACTTGTAATTGAAGAGGGCGGTGTTGTTATCTTTGAAAACCCGAAAAGAGACGTATATTTTGATAATTCAGAATTATTACAGAATAGTAGAGTAGTTCTATACGATACAAACGGAACAAATAAGAACGCTTCGAGCGTGTTTTCAGCAGATTTGTCTGAATGTACGGATAACGGAACACCTTTTACAGATGAAACGTTAAGAACATTTTCAAGAGGAAATCTGGGTTTTAGTTCGGCTTCGGGAGGTAGCGAAGCTGGGTTTATAGATTACAATGACACTACTGGTTCAATTGCTTTAGTTGCTGATACTTGGACTGACGTCCCTAATAATGGTCTTGGAGCATTCACGAATAAAGCATACGCCCCTGTTGGAGTTACTGAATTACTAGATACTTCAACGGGTTATTTAGATTTTACTGATTTAGATTTAGGTGATACCATTCAAGTTAGGATTGATTTTAAGGTTAAACCTAATATAAACAATGCAACATTAGAATGTAGGTATGTTTTGGGTAATGGTGGAGGTCAATATGCTTTAACTGTATTTGAGAAAAGATTAGATAGAGGTTCAGGTATTGATTACGATGCCGATAAAGGTTCTTTTTTGATTTACATGGGGGATGATAATACAAGATTAAACGATGGAAAATTACAAGTTAAACTATCATCGGATGGTGAGTTAACAAATTCAGGAGTTGCAATTCAAATTTTAACATAATTATGGCTATAAAAATAATAAGAAACGAAGAAGGGAACTGTATCCAATTTGAAGGTACAACACTACCCGTTTATTGGAACGCTTGCTTGAGTGCAAGGGTTAACAGTTCTAATCCTGATAATATTGACATTGTTAACGATATTGAAACCGGGCAAACAGGAATAGAAAAACAAGAGTTAACAAACGAACATTACACAAACTTTTTAGATAAAGATGGTAATGCTTTTGCTAATGTTCAAGAGGCTATTGATTATATTAATAGTTCAGCTAATGCGACTGGTGTTACAGGGAATGGTATTGATTTAAGCAATAAAACGGTGTGCTTTTCTTTAGATGCAACCTCAACATCTATCTTGTTAGATAACGGGTATAGCTATGGAGTAAACACTTTGAAGGCTATAAATACAGGTGATGGACTAATTACATTAAAATCTGAATTAGGCGATATAACGCACTTTACTAAGCTAGACCATACAAACGTATGCAACGGAGAAGGTAATGCTGTTAGCGGAGGTCTTAACGATGTTATAAATTACCTAAACGAGTTATTTACTGTAGGTGCTTTTGAATCTGTAGTTATTTCTGACCCGTACTCAACTATGATAGCTGATGTAGACGGTGTAGATACAAATGTAAGTTATGTAGGATATGGCTTAGACCCTGTAGGTAATGACATCTACGGTTCTACAAACTCTAATTCTCAAAATGGGTTATTAACAACTGAAACAATAGACCAAGCGGGTGAATACTTTACTTTTGACATTAGAGTTGAGGGTACTATTGGTTTTGGACTAGTTCACACTCAGGCTAGTTATGACGCAGGTCATTGGGCGGGTAATTCAACATATGCTGACCCTACAACTTTTGGAATATCTAACTCGGGGCATAGTGGATTTCAATTTAGTCATTGGTTTCACCCAACCCCTAATGGTTCTTGGACTAACTACGGAGCGAATACTTCGTACTCTATGCGTTCAGGTTGGAGCGACTTCAACGGAACTGACGAGCAGGCTGATTGGCTAGCGGGTAACCCTATAAAAGTAAGAGTAGGTATTGACAGTAATTCTTACATATCTATAGAGACATTAAGAAATGGTAGTGAATGGGTAGTTCATTCTAGAACTTCTTACCCTATACAAGAAGGTGCTGAGTTCAAATTAGGTATAAAAACTAACCATACAGGTGCTAGAGTATTTAATCTACCTAAAGTACACTTATTAGAGCCTGAAGCTCCTACAATGATATTCAGATACATAGAGAGTCCTGATGGAGTATTTCACTATCCTTTGTTTACTACAGCAGAAGAGGCTGAGTATTACGACGAGATACACAACGGATTAGCAGAAGGAGCAGGAAGTAGCCATACGCATACATATGCGGATGACCCTACCGACACAACGTGGTATATGCCTGAAGCGTCTCACGACCCTTCTAGTTATACTTTTAGCGTAGCTCCTGCAGGTACTGAGACATTTAGTGGCAACCTTATAGCTTGGACTGAAATAACATCTTTAACTAATTCAGATTTAACACCATCTCAATTTAGTGGTAGCGATATTACTCAAGAGGAGGGTACTAATGTAAACATTCAGGTAACTCCTGCAGGAGCGTCTTGGACTACAAGTGTATCTATCACACCTAGTGGAAGTGGATTGGTTTATGATAACTATTCTGTTATTCAAGGTACTTTAGCAGACGTTGGCTCAGATACTACTTATACAGTGACAGTGACTAGAGCGAACTCTTACGGATCATCTGTAGGAACTTTTACAATTACTGCGACTGATGTGGCTCCTGTTCAAACTAATGACACTCCTTGGACTAAAGCATTAAGTTTTAGTGGTTCTAACGAACACTTAAAGCAAGTTACTCAAAGTACAGGTTCTAACGCTATAAGAATGAGTGGTTTAGCTCAGTTAGTTCCTGCTAATAGTGATTCTTCTAAGACTAGTAGTGATAGTTACTCTAGACCATGGGCAACTGCTATTGTATTTCAAACACCTAACAATAATACTAACCAACATATTTGGAATAGTGGTGAAGGTGCAGGTAATGGAGATGATAACATTTATTTACGCATGTCAGGCTCGAATGGAGAGCTATACTTCGGTTGGGGTCGTGAAGGTGTAGGATACAATGAGTATCACATTGGTAATTTCGGCGGTTCATATAATCAGTCAACAGGTCAATGGTGGGGTGTTTACATATCACACGATGGTACTAGACTTAGTGCTGCTGATGCAACTGCTGCCAATCTAACTAGCTCTATTGATATTAGATTGATGGGTACTAACGATGTTACTCCTGTATTTGATAATTTGTATAACGTGGGTAATGATGTTAGTAAATGGACATCTACAGGCGTTAGAATGGATAGAGCCATAATAGGAGACTTCACTATAGGTGGTCGTGGTGCAAATAGAAGTTTTCACGGAAAGGTTGCATCTATGGTTGTAACTACACTACGTAAAGGCGTGACAAAACCTACTGATGCTGAGATTAAACTTATGCTTACAGACCCTATCAAATGGGAGGATGATTATAAAGATGATAAAACTGCTAGATATAGTTATTCTGGTTCTAGCTTCACTTATGGCGCTTCAAATAGTAATAGCAAGTATGCTACTCAGATTTGGCTAATGGGAGACGGTGCTCAAGATTCTTATGCTAACGGTATTAGAAATCACGTTGGTCCTACTGACCAAAACTTTACTAAGTTACAATTGAATAGCATGGTGTCTAACGATATTGAGAATGTAAATATTAACGGATTAACTTAATAAGTTACTAACAATTAAGACAAAAAACTAACATTTTTAAGCTCAGATTTAGTAACAGATACACCATAAATAAAACAAGATTTATAAATAAACGTTAAATAATTAAACAAATAACATGCTAGACGATAAACAAGAAAACGAAGAACAGGACAATACGGAACAAGGGGAGATAGTAGACCCTCACACCGACAGAGAACCTGACAGAGACAAGTAAACTGTAAGAACCCTCACTTAATCGGTGGGGGTTTTTATTGTTAAATATTTAACGGTTTGTTATATTTATTGTATGGTTGTTATAAATTGTAAAAAATTTCGTAACTTTGCGATTAACATACCTAAAAATGCCCTTTAAAAACACCGAGATGAAAGATAACATAGACCTTTATGCAGTATTAATCGGAATGGTTGGAAGCCTTCTGAAAGGTCTTAAACACAAACTAAAAGTTAGACAGCTTATAATTACCAGTTTAACGGCTGGGGTTTTAGCTTTTGGAACTATTGGACTACTAGATTTGTTCTTTAGTGGTTTAGAACCTAGGATAATTATAGTTGCATCTTTTGCAGTTGGGTGGGTTGCTAATGAGCTAACAGAAATACTAGAAGATTTCGTTAAGGATTCTTATGAGTTATTCAGTGCATACTTAAAAAGTAGATTCACGAAAAATAAATAGATGAAATTAACAAAGAACTTTTCCAAGTCAGAATTTGACTGCAACGATGGTTCAGAAATGCCTGATAGTGTTTTTGAAAACGTTAAACAACTAGCTAAAGAGCTTCAAGTATTAAGAGACTTTATCGGAAAGCCTATTAAGATAAACTCAGGTTACAGAAGTCCTAGCTATAATCGTAGCATTGGTGGTGCGTCACGTTCTCAGCATTTACTAGGTAAAGCCGCAGACATTCGAGTAGATGGAATAAGCTCAAGAGAACTACGAGGAATTATCGAGGAACTTATAAAAGACGGTAGATTAAATTTTAAAGGTATTGGAGCTTATACAAATTTTACACACGTTGACATAAGAGAAAAGAAGGCACGTTGGAACGGTTAACCCTTACCTTGTTACAAGAACATAAACTTTTAACCTTTACTTTGTTACAATGAGAATATTAATCTTAATACTTTTACTTTCTTCATGTTCGGCTTCTAAGCTTCTAAGCAGAGCTGTAAAGAAAGACCCTACAATCTTAAAAGAAACTGTTATAACTGACACGTTAACTTTAAAAACAGTTGATTCTATACCGTACTTTGTAAATGATACACTTTACTATAAGTTAATAGAGCACCACACGGACACGATAGTACAATACAAGTACAATTACATCACTAGACCTAAGACAAGACAGGAAAGACGCTTAGAATACCAAAGAGACGTCAAGTATAATCACGAGAAAGAACGTACCGAACGTTTACGGGTTCGTATGCAGAAAAGGATTGATGTTGTAGCCTTGAAAATGAATAAGCGACTGAACCAAACGATTGAACGGAAGATGCCTAAATGGTATTTATGGTTCTTGGTTTTAATTATAGGGTTTTTAATTGGTAAACTTTTTTAAGATTTTACGGAATAATTAAATAATTTAGTTATATTTACACCTCAGTGTTGAGGCTGTTTTAAGAAATTATTTAAATTCCCGTTAAGATAAAGTCCTCAACCTTTTGATTAACGGGTTTTTTATTACATGGAAATTTTTAAAAGTATTAAAGGTTATGAGGGTTATTATGAAGTCAGTAACTTAGGGAGGGTTAAAAGTCTTAAAAGAAAGGGGTGTTTGAATGATAGGATTTTAAGTAGCGGCACTAGTTGTGGTGGATATTACCAAGTAGTACTGCGTAAGGATAATAAGTCAAAAAACTGTCATGTTCATAAACTTGTAGCCATTACCTTTCTAGGTCATGAACTAAACGAACAGAAGTTAGTAATTGACCATATTGATAATAATACGCAAAATAACAACGTGAACAATTTACAAATAATTTCTCAAAGAAAAAACGCATCTAAAGATAAAAAAGGTTATACTTCGGAATATATCGGTGTAAGCTGGTATAAAAATATGGGTAAATGGGTGTCTAAAATAGTCATAAATGGAAAACCTAAACATTTAGGATATTTTGATTTAGAGATTGATGCAGCTAACGCTTACAAAAAGGAATTATTAAAACTAAATAAATAGTTATGAGTTTAAAAAGAAAACGTCTATTTTATGACATCGAGACAAGTTTTTGCGAGGGTCATTTTTGGCGAGCAGGCTACAATCAAACAATCTTACCGCACCAAATAATTAACTACGCTCAAATAATTTCTGTTTCTTGGAAATGGGAAGGTTCTGATAAAGTAGAGCATTTAGATTGGGGCTTAAAAAAGCAATGCGATAAACAACTAGTAAAGAAGTTTATTAAACAACTAGATAAAGCTGACGAGATAGTGGCGCATAACGGTGACAGATTCGATATTAAATGGATTCGTACTAGAGCAGTTTTTCACGGGTTAGAAATGAAACATACTTATAACTCTATTGACACATTGAAACTTTGTAAGAAGTATTTAAACCTACCTAGTAACAAACTAAGCGAAGTAGCGAAGTATTTTAAAGTACAAAACAAACGTGATGCAGGAGGGATTGAAACATGGACAAAGATTGTATTCAATAAAGACCAAGAAGCACTTGACCATATGCACTATTATTGTGATGGTGACGTAGAAACACTAGAACAGGTTTACGAGAAGTTACAACCATACGTGCGACCAAATATGCACTATGCAGTATTGAGAGGCGGTGAAAAGTATGAATGTCCGAACTGCGGAAAGTTACCACACTATAAACAACAATACACAACAGCAGCAGGAACGGTTCAACATTACTTACAATGTTCTGACCGTAAAGAGTGTAAAACGTTGTTTAAGGTTAACAATAAGACTTATATGGATTACTTACAATTCAAGGTTAGAAACAACATAAAGAAATAACCATTATACCCGACAAGGTGAAGCCGTTACAGAAATGTAGCGGCTTTTTTTTCGCTCTGAACCCCCTATAAACCCTAGAAACTTAAAAATAAATATATATTTTTAACTAAAAGCCATTGTCAGTTCCAAAAGAGTTCGTACATTTGAATATATCAAAACGGTAAAACAATGAAACACGCAGAAAGAATAGAATCAGCAATCCAACAAATCAGAAGAGAGCTTGGTTGCAAAAACGAAATGTACAGCCCAGCGCAAAACGATGATTACTGGAAAGCGGTACAGAAAGCAGAGAAAGACTTCGATGTAAGCGGAGTGAAGTTAGATTTAATAATACAATGTTTAATTAAGTAGTTATGACGATTTATTCAGTAGACGGAAACTTTTATTTAGATTACGACCTAGCATTATTAAAGACAATAGGAACGCATCTAGTAGTAAAAACCCACGAGGTAAACGAAACTACAGGCTTAGAAGCGCACAACTTCGAAAAGGAAAACGTAGTAATCGCAGCAGACGATGAAGAGTTTAACGTTGACTTTGAAATGAGAGAGGTTTACCACGATGAATGGGAAGCTTACGACATAAGTATTGAAGGCG